TTGGCGACAAAGAAGTGGCCGACAAACTCCAAGAGATCGAGTTTCCAGCATCCACACTTGAAACCATCGATACGGCAATGCTCAGGTTCATTGACGAAACCTTAAATCTATCAGTAGAGACCAATAATGGCTTCGAAAAAGTTCCAGTTTTATGGGTGACAGCAGAACGCGCCTATCAAATCAAACACAACAAAGACCTGAGAGATAAAGAGGAGACGCTGATCCTTCCGTTGATCACAGTCAATCGTGCATCGGTAACAAAAGAGCCAAATTTTAAGGGCTCTGTATATGCTAACCTCTATCCCGAGAACGATGCCAAGGGTGGAGTAATCACTATAGCCCGCCAGATCAATCAAAAGAAAACAGCAGAATTTCAGAACGCTCAAGCGAACCGTATGCTGGGTGTTGGTAAAGATGTCGCGAACAAAATGAAGAATACCAATAAGCGCAACATGTCGGCAGCCAAAACAGTATATGAGACAATCACAATTCCAATCCCGGTCTGGGTGAAGGTAATGTATGAGATAACAGTGAGGTCTGAATATCAGCAGCAACTTAATCAACTGGTCACACCTTTTTTGACCGTCCCCGGCAACTCCCGTACCCCCAAGAGAATAGAAAATGAGGGTCATTTCTATGAAATATTCATTGATGGTAATTTGTCCGACACATCCAATAAGGCTGCTCTTGGAATGGAGCAACGGAACTATGAAACAACAATCAGTATCGAGACCTTAGGGTATCTTATCGGCGATGGGGATAACCAAGAGAAACCTAAGATTGTCAAGCGCGAAAATGCTGTAGAATTCAAGATCGCGAGAGAAAGAACAATCTTCGGAGATATACCCGACACGATTAAGGATGGATTTTACAGAGAATAGTACCATTCAAAGTATTTAACACTATTTACTTTGAACATTTATCAATGTGTAGGAGAACATAACTAATGTCAGTTAAAAAGTACAGATTCGTATCGCCCGGAGTTTTTGTCAGCGAAATCGACAACTCCCAACGACCTGCATCGCCCGCAGGCATCGGCCCCGTCGTTATTGGACGCGCCAACAAGGGTCCCTCCCTCCGCCCCATAACAGTGCGCTCTTTTGAAGAGTTCGTAAATGTTTTCGGCACTCCTGCTCCTGGTGGCGCCGGCGATGATGTTTGGCGAGAAGGCACGAATAAATCTGCCCCCACCTACGGCGCTTACGCCGCACAGGCATACCTGCGCAACAGCGCGCCCTTGACCTACATCCGTCTTTTGGGCGCCCAGACAACTGCTGAGACCCCCACCACCTCTGGTGAGGCTGGCTGGTCGACCGACAGTGCTTATGGTTTATTCATCTTTACCGATACAACAGGCTCGCAGGAACTCACTGGCGCCTTGGCAGCAGTATTCTATTGCGCCGCCGGTACAGAAGTGATGCTCTCCGGCGCCGTCGCCACATCGGGCTCCAGCGATGGTGTTCCCCAGATCGCGCTCTCAGCATCTTCCTACGAGGGCACCCACATCATGGTGGCCGACACTGGCACCGACTATGAATTCAAAGTGTTAATTAAGAATGCTAGCGGCTCCGCCGATACAACCTATGTGTGCAACTTCAATGAGAACTCCTCCCGCTACATCCGTAAGATCTTCAACACCAATCCCCAGAAAACCAACGCCAACGTTGCCTCCCCCGGCACTGCGGTCAAATATTTCTTAGGCGAGACCTTTGATCGACACCTTAAAGCCAATGTAAGCTCAACAGACATCGCAGCCTCCAATACCGGGAGAACGATGGGTTCAGTGGCTAAGCTTATCAACGGCGCTAGCACAGCCGGCTCCGATTACTTAGGACACTCGGCACAGAGCGCCCAATCGCCCACTATCATTTCATGCCGACTCTCTCCATCGTCTCCTCCGACGAACCTTTTCACCGTCCACGCACTCGACGTCCCTGGCGACTGGACAAATCGCAACATCAAGGTTTCTATCGCGGACATTAAGCGTACGACTAACAACGAGAACAGCTACGGCTCCTTTAGCGTTATTGTTAGAGCCCTCGCCGACTCCGATAATGTTGTTCAAATTATCGAGCGCTACGACGAATGCGATCTTAATCCCGACTCCCTCAACTATGTTGCACGCAAGATCGGAGACCAGTACTTAGACTGGAACGAAGATGAGCGCCGCTACATTCAAAAGGGTAATCACATAAACAACTCCAAACTCATTCGCCTCGCAATGGCTAACAACGTTGAGGCAGGGCTTGTCGACGCAACCCTTGTTCCGTTCGGTTTCCAAGGCATTGTCAAGTACGATGATGAGGAACTCACCAATGCTTCCTTAGCCAATGGCAACTGGGCGACAGGCTCCGTCGACGCCTCCGACTTCCCCACTCTCGCCGGCGGCGGGGCAAACGATGTGTGGTGCTCCGGCTCCGTCTTCGCCCCGCTGAGTCCGACAGACGCGTTCGCATCCTCCACAGACCTCAAAATCAAAGCACTCTACCCAGCCCCAGAACTCCGAGTAAGTGCATCAGCTGGAAATCTCAGCAACAAGACAGATGCATACTTCGGACTTCAGACCACACAGACCGCCGGCGGCACAGTGTTTGATAAATCAACTATCGACCTCCTTCGCCCACGCGGCGGAATGGTTGACGATATGTTCAGCGGCGCTGATTCCGGCGTCCGAGAGGTATCCGTAGAGTTTACGCTCGATGATATTTCTGGATCGAAGGGTGTTTGGATTAGTGGCTCTCACGCAGACGTCTCCCTAACCTTCGTTAATGGCGCCGTAAGCGGCGTCCTGGACCAGGGATTTGACCGCTTCACAGTCCCAGTATACGGGGGCTTCGATGGTGTCGATATCACCGAGATGGACCCCTTCAACAGTAGCACACGGACCCTCCCGTCAGATGCATCGGACAAGACTAGCTATGAGTTTAACTCCATCCGCCGCGCAATCGCCTCGATTGCCGACCCGGAAGTGGTCGAAATGAACATGGCAGTAGCACCCGGGTTGCGACAGGAAAGCCTCACCACACAGCTTATTAATACCTGCGAGGACCGTGCAGATGCTCTCGCGATCATCGACTTACCACAGGGTTACATCCCTCGCGCTCAGAGCAACTCGTCGGTATCCGACCGCCGCGGCAACACAGCTAGCTCTGTCTCCCAGGCAATCAACGCACTCCGTACGCGTGGACTTAACTCCTCCTACGGTTGCACCTACTACCCATGGGTGCGCTGCCGCGACACGCTCAATGGCGCCGATGTGTGGCTCCCGCCATCCATCCCGGCCTTGGGCACCTTCTCAAGCTCCCAGCGCAAGACGCAGGTCTGGTTCGCGCCAGCCGGCTTCAACCGCGGCGGACTGACAGAAGGTTCCGCTGGTATCCCAGTGCTCGACGTTGCCCACCAGCTGCGTCGCAAAGACCGGGACGACCTCTACACCGCGAACATCAACCCGATCGCGAAATTCCCCGCAGAGGGCATTGTAATCTTCGGTCAGAAGACTCTACAGATTACACCCTCGGCACTAGACCGCATTAGCGTCCGACGCTTGATGATCTTCGTGAAGAAGCGCATCTCTCAGATTGCCGCGGGCTTGCTCTTCGATCCGAATGTCAAGCAGACTTGGTTGCGCTTCACAGCACAGGTTAATCCCTTCTTGGCCGATGTAAAAACAAACTTTGGTTTGTCGGACTTCAAGGTTGTCCTCGACGATTCAACAACCACGCCAGACCTGGTAGATAGAAACATTATGTACGCACAGATTTTCTTGAAGCCGACACGAGCTATTGAATATATTGCAATTGACTTCAATATTTCGCACACTGGAGCATCGTTCGAAGATTAAGAAATGTGGGTGGTTTATTCCTCCCTCACTATATAATATAAGATCAATAGGAGACTACTTAAATGCCATTTTGGACAAGCGCACTATCAGAACCACGGAGATCGCATCGCTTTTTGCTTTCTCTTCCAAACTTAACCTCAACCGATTCGAGTCAGGCATACGAGCAGTATCTCGCGAAGTCGGTCACAAAACCATCTTTCCAGGTGAGTGAGAAGGACCACAAATTCCTTGGTAATACTTACTACTACCCGGGTATCGTTACATGGCAGACTGTATCTGCAGTAATCGTCAATGCTGTTAATCCTGACGGTAACAAGGTGATCTACGACGCCCTAGAGAAGTCTGGTTACCTTAAGCCCCCCGACCAGCTGGGTATCTTTGATAATGTTGCGCAGGAGCCCGGTACCGTTAACAAGGCAGCTGCTGTTAGGGCCCTTGGTAACGTGTTCATCGAAGAGCTAAATGGCGAAGGCGGAATTGTCGGCACCTGGACTCTGCAGAATGCATTCATCACAGACGCCAAATTCGGCGATCTTACCTACGATGATGATACTTTGCTTAACATTGATCTAACTTTCAGGTATGATTGGGCTGAGTATGTTTCTGGTCCTGCAGTTTCAGCACCTACGGAACTTTAAGCTCGAAAGAAGGTGACTTTTGTCAAGAAGAAATAATGATGAGCGGCTCGGCGCACCGCACCCCGACGCGCCAACCCCACCAACCCAATCCACAGGCGGAGACCTCTTCTCCTTTGTGAGCCCCACAGAGTACGTGGATCTTCCGAGTGGCGGCACTCTCTATCCTGAGGGACATCCATTGCATAATGTAGAAACTGTGGAAATCCGTCATATGACGGCCAAGGAGGAAGATATTCTAACCTCCGATACTCTTCTTCGTAAAGGTATCGCCATCGATAGATTGGTCGAGTCAGTATTGGTTGATAAGAACTTACACCCTTCCACTTTTTTGGTTGGCGACAAGAACGCTATTTTGGTTGCATCTAGAATCACAGGCTTCGGTACACAGTATGATGCCACCGTCGCATGTCCGGAATGCACAAAAACCCAGAGCGAAACATTCGA